GGCAATCTTCTTCAGGTCGATCTGGCCCTGCTGGGACAGCTTGTACATGGAATTCTGTTCGCCGGCATTGAACATACCGGTTTCATTGGCCGATTTCTGGTTGGCGAGCTTGATATCCGCAGAGGTGCGGGCGTCTTGCTGGGCAATCGGGGTCGCAGCGTTATACACGGCATTCTGGGCCGCACCTACCGCCATTGAGCTGTTCAGTAGCCCTTTCTGGTTGGCTTGCTGCTTGGCCTGGGTCTTGGCCAGTTGCATCAGCGGGCTATCCGACTTGATAATCCCCTCTACCCGGCCCTCAACCGTGTCACCCTTGTCCATTGTTACCTGGGAAGACGTGACTTTTTCAGCCGTTGGGGATTTTAGTTCAGGATTTAAATTCGGATCGGGTAGCGGCGCCTTATCAGGATTTTGCTCCCAATATTGATTGATTTGCTCGGGTGTGTAGTTTGGCGGAGCCGTGGTCGGTGGAGCCGTGGCCGCCGAAGCCGCCGCTGCATCCTGCTCCGCAGTTGAGCCAATTTCTCCTGGTGGGGGAGTGGTTGTGGCAGGCGCCGTGGGAGCAACTGGCGCCTTATCAGGATTTTGCTCCCAATACGCCTTTAATTGTTCATCCGTGTAGCTTACGTTGCTTGAACCCAGTGCGCCTGCCATAGAGACTCCTTAACCTGCCTTTTCTTCGCCGGCTACCGCCGACACAGTGACGCTTTTCGAATCCAGTACAGATTGCATAAACGAGTCAAATACCTCGTTGTAGGCAGTTCGATACGGGGCCTTTACCTTTTCGCACAGGAATTGGAATTCCGCCTCCTCCAGGAGAAGCGATCCGCCCACGCCTGCGTCCTTCAGCTTCTTCACCAGACCGCGAATTTTCTCATTCTCGTCATACCCAATTCCAGCCTTGGGATCACTGGCCCGCTTTACCATATCAAGCAGGGTTCTTTGGTAATCCAGTAAATCACCACAAGCCTGGACTTCGGCCAGTGTGTTCTCTGAAAGACTGCCTTTAGTGTCCAGTTCGGAATACCCCTTTATAAGGGTACCAATGTGCGCTTTGGACGCCTCAGTGTTGTTCCTATCGACAACTCTCAAATATACTTTTCTCATGTGACCTTCCTCATTTGCCGTGCCACAGGTTATCCGTGACTTTGGCTTTTCCAGTATAAACCTGGGATAACATAACTTCTATAACTCCCTCATGCTACTGAGTTTATGGGGTTATACATAAAACACGCTTTCCATTGAGATTTCCAGAAGCGGCATCACCAACAATGTAATGCAATCTTTTCGATACACCTGTAGCAGTTGAGATTCCGGTTGCAAGGATAGAAGAGCCAGACAGGTTCAGGGTACTGGTTGAGCTAACTTCTAAAACCCCTGTAGTTCTAAGTCTGTTAGCCGCTCCTGTCCCACCGTCTAAAATTATATTTACATCACCACGAACTGTGGCGCTTCCCGAGTTAGAGATAAGCTGTACCGCATTATCCGCAGTCAGCGTCACAAGCCCACCCGCAGATACAGCATTAACTGTGAAGTCACTTGTGGCGGTCATAACAAGGTTTGTGGCTTCCAAAAACATTTGCGTAGTAGGCACATTACGGGCCGTTCCAGCGGTAAGAATTACAGTGTTTGTATATGCAGGACCAAACACAACCTGATCTACATACAGGCCAGTTCCTGCTGTTGAATTGCCACCAAAGAACCCTGCGTTAGCTTGGATAACAGAATTATGGAATTTTGTGGTGTAATTCTGTACACCCACAGTCGCTCCAGCGGCGCTGTCCCAGTCTATAGTCATTGCAAACTCGTCTGGGGCAGCTTTATCGTTCCTTAGAACAAAACGAGATTGGGTAGCCGTAGTCTTGTGCTGGGAAAACAAGTTCCATTCTGTAGAGGCATCGTGGATGAAACTTATGGCCGCTGTGTTATCCAATAAATTATCAGCGACTATACCTATCCCAGCATTGGTTGTTGTGGTTGATCCAACAGATAGGGTAAGGGACGTAACGCCGCCTGAAAAAGTGCCAACTGCGGCTGTTATATTACCTGTCGTGAGGATGTTGTCATTGTCGCAGTTGATCGTTCCTGTGGCTGATGTGAGATTACCGTGTACAAGTTTGAACTGCCCTGCGAACGATGTAATAAACCCTGTGACACTGTTCCATTCGGAAATCCACGCATTGGCTACAGCGGTGGTATTCTGAAGCGCAAACAAAGCATCAGTAGCGTTGTTAGCTTGAGACACCGAAATCAATTCCCACGCATTGTCCGCGCCATGCTTAAAATGCACTCGGGCGGTATCGTTAAGCGTGTCTCTGCTTAGGACTGTGTAGGTAGCGTCTTCAAGCGTGACATCGCCAAAGCTGATCGCGCCAGAGGATGATGTAATGTTCCCAGTCGTGGCCGTTATAGTTCCACTACCAGTACCAAATACGCCAGAGGTAGTGCCCGTAACCGTTGTGCCTGTAATGGCCGCATTAGTAACGATTGCGCCAAATCCGGTTGCGATTGATCCGACGTTTAATGCACCTACCTTGGTAAGGCTGGACTGGGTAATTGAGCTACCAAGAGTGTTGGTAGACAGTACCGTGACCCCAGCAATCTGATGGAGAGGTGAATTAACCGAAGTAGAGCCAGTGATAGCCGTTCCAGAAATGGCGGAATTGATGTTGATCGTGCCGAAACCAGCCGCGATTGAACCAGCGTTTAATATACCTACCTGGGTGAGGTATGAGAGTGCGACATTAACCCCAAGCGCACCGGCAGACAGGACGGCAGTGTTATTGATCGTGAACACACCAGCGGTCGGCAGGTTGAATTCACCAGAAGACTTCAGTCGGGCCTTTTCTGCCGCAGCGCCATTATTCTCCATAACCTTGAACAGCAGATCAAAGCTCTCAGACCCGCCAGAAACATTCGAAGCAACAGACGCAATGACGGACCCTATTTTGTTCCCCGCCGGTGTTTCAGTAACAAAATTCAGCCCGGTACCAATGCCGGCCTGGGCCACTCCCGAGGTTGTGCGCGTGAGGTTGAGCACACTGATAATACTATTGGTGGAAGCATCATCCGTTGTTGTCAGCAATGACGATAGGGTGCTGATAGGGATGGTTTCCTGGGCCGTACCGCCCGCATTGATCCTTGCTATCTCCAGGCCATGACCTGTCAGTGGAGCGAGTTTGTCAAACGCAGTCGAAAGAGCTGCAAACTCAGCCCGAATAAGGCTCGACTGCCCTTTTGACGAGGTGGCCGGGTTGCCTGAAACATTGAAATAATCTGACATTTAACTAACTCCTCAACTGCTTTCTGATTGCATAACGAAGCAATGCGCCAGATATTGTAATTGACTGGTAATAGGTAGACTCGCTTTCAATAATGATGGATATATTTTCACCGCTCCCATCCAGTCCGACATTTGACGGACTCAATATGGTCCCGTCCCAAACGAAATTATCCCACACAAAATCATCCCATACAGGACTTGAGAAGTTTACCGGGATATCCGTGGGAAAACCCTGCGGTGTCTCCGCGACCAGGGCGTAGTCCAGCTCGTAGCGCATATTGAACCGGGAATACCCCTCACCGGTTACTTCGAAAGACACGTCAAAGAAGGTTTTCTCAACCCGTGGCGACTTCATGTGGGCAAAATTGGTCGAAAACGATCGTGGAATAGGTAATCCGTCAAAGGACGTTCCGCTATCCATCAAATAAACATACCCGGTATCGGACCCGAAATAGGTGATCTCAACACCGTCTGCCGTGCCCTCGGACGCGATCGAGCACAATACCGGGTTGGCAAATTCAATAGTCATTATCCCAAGAACCTTGGAGTTAAAGGTTGTCATATACAGGGCGGTATTGTCCTGGAAGTACAACCGGTACTGGGATTTGTCCTGGGATACGCAAGAGGTTGTGACGATATTCTTCCTTGCGATCATGTAGGGGTAAACGTCTTTTGATAGAACGGCGTGTCTGAAGTTACCGAACTCCTGCGCCGTTTCAAGAGACAGGATTCCACGATCATCCAGGAAGATAGTGAAGCCGAGCTCCTGGATCGAGCCTGGGAGTGCACCCACTCTCTCTCGGTACTGAACCACGTCAAAATCCGACGTACCTGGGGTGCCGTAAACAATGTGGACCCGGTTACGCGATATCGCCGCCAGAGAAGCGCTTCCTTTTGATCCGGGCTGAACGAGAAGGCCTGTCACTATGTCGCCTACACTGATCTCCCCGGCGCCCCTGATCGCTTGCCAGTTGTGCGGATCGCCAACGGCGGAATAGAGTATTGACGCTCCGAAACCCAGCCATAGATGCTCCTTATGTGCAGCAACGTGCGTAGGGGCCTCGGGGGTAACGCCTATCGTGATCTGGGCGATCGTCTTCAGTGTAGTGTCCAGCTCGAAGGCCGGGTTTACACCGTCCACCCCGTAGACAATGTTCTCGTTGTATCCACCGGAAAAATTGTAGGTGATGAACTCGTATCTCCCATCAGGAAGCAGCTCTATCGCCTCACTGTCCCCAGTGATTGTGCCAACAGTTGTGGCGCCAATCTTTATGTCTTCTCCGCCTACCTCGAAGGGCGCTGACTGGTCGGCCGCCTGGAAGTAGAAATACCCGTAAGCATCAAAATTTGGTGTTGCCCAGTTGCCGCCAGTGGTTGCAACCCTACGCACTACAGCGGTTGAGCCCGATGTGACGCCCTCGATCGTGTCACCATCAAATATCTCGGTAGTCCCGTTCTGGGTAAAGGCCAGCTTTAGGCCCAGGTCAACTTCAACCCACCCACCGGGAGTGCTGTAGTAAATGCCGGCAGTGAGCTCCCCAACTTTGTTCCTCACCGCATAAACGGTGCTATTGATGTAATAAACCCCGAGAACACTGCCGCTCCCAGGCACAGCGGTAATGTTGGGCCGCCAGTTGTCTTGCGCCAGCGTTTCGTAATAGGCGGTTAGTTCCGCCGTGGGGCCGCCGCTGATAATCCCGTTTTCCAGTATATCGGCCTGTTTGCCCACTACATGAAGATCATTCCCATTGGTGAACACGCCTACAGGGACGGATGGAAGTACCGGGTAGGTCACAATCAGGTAGGTCGTACCGGGTATCTGTGTATCGTTGATCTCCAGCACCTTGCCCGTGGCGCCAGTACCATTGTCAGTGACCGTATCGCCCACCAGAATGGTGCCTGTCAGGTTGATATTGAATTTGATGAACAGGGCCGACGTGGAGAGCGATCGACCGTCAAACCGCTCATACCCACGAACACCACGATACCCGCCGTTCTGATCAATTTCATAGTTGATACAGGTGCGAAGCGATCCCGGTTTGGTCTGATTCGAAGGCGTGACAAGATCGAGGCCGTTATTAAACAGAATATAGTCCTGTTTCGTCTGTGCGATAGCCTTTACCTTGTTGGTCATTTTTATCATACGGGCATTACACTCAACATAGGGGTGATCCTATCGGGATTTCTGACAGTTGATCGCCCTCAAGCGCTCCCAGGTAGGTGGCCGCCCCATCTTCCCCGGCCACAATGGACTCCGAGGCATTCTTCTGGACCCCATACTTTGACAGGGCCTTGTACATAATCACTTCCTGGAAGGATTCAGGAAGGTCCGGCATGTCGTCATTGGCAGTGAGTACCTGGGCCGCCTTCATGTAGTCGCCATTGATAACGTACACGTCGTTCGGGGAAGGCCCGAGCACTATCTTGTTTTGCGGATTGATCGTGATGTGCACCGGGAAACTGGGATTTTGCTGGCCCATCCGGTACCACAGCCTGAAGTCGTCCCAGTCAACGTAGGTCAGATAGCTCTGCGATCCTATCCCAGAGGCCTGATTGTAGATACGGGGTGGATTCCGGTAGTCCCTGATCATCCAGTTACGGAACCGGGTGATTGCGGCCGGGGTATCCTGCACGTCCTGGACGGCAGCATCGCCATAGGCATATATGTCCTGGCTGGCTACCGTGGTCAATTCGAACTCGGAGCGCATCCAGCGCCAGTACAGGCCTGAATGCTGGTGTAGGTTCTGGACTTCAAGCCATGATTGACGGACATAGGCCACAATCCTGCCCACCTGTCCTGTCTGACCCGTCACGCTGTCAATGGCAAGTTCGCCGCCGGCCAGTCCTGCTTCCCGGCACACGTCCTTGCATTGCTCTAAAAAGGTTTTCATCGTCTGCGCCTTCTCCGGTGATGTGTGATCCAGTCTACAACCACTGCTACTGGTTCATCAGGATTCCATGCCTGTGTAGGGAAGCCGTGGAGAAACCACTTCTGGTCGTCACTGCCAAGCCCATTTGTTGATTGAGGTATGGCCGCATACGTCCAATCATTGAAATTCAGGACACTAAACTTCTCCTGTATCGTTGTTATCCCGGCCATTCACCCTATATCCGCTCAAGCAGATCAGTCAGCTCTTTGTACTTGGCCTTGGCCTCGGCTACCTGGGACAACACGCTGTCCAGCGCCTCACGGCCCTCTTTCAGCTCTGCGGCCAGTGCAGCACCCTCACCTTTCAGGCGACTGTTGTGATCGATCTGGGACTGCGTTTCAGCGGCAGCTCGGGCGGCTATTTCCTTAGCCAACTGCTCGGCAGCACTGAGTCTGAGCTCGGCCGCCTGCTCGGCGTTCTCCCGCACCTGATCAGCATCTTTGTTAGCCTCTTGCCGTATAGCCGCAGCATGGTCAATGGCCTGGATAGCCTCCAGGACCGCTTCTTCCTTCTGGGCAACGATCGGGGCCAGCTCGGCATTCAGCGCGTCGCGCTCCCCGGCGATCCGGTCAATGTCGGCTTTCAGGGAATCGATCTGATTTCGCTCACCAAGCTCCAGCAGCAAAGCATCTTTGACCTCGATAAACTCCTCGAAGGGGCGCAGAAAGCTGGCGGCTGACCTCAGTTTGTTCTGGATATCTTTCATAGGTGTGTCCCCTGTATTACTGTCTGGATGGGTTGTTTCGACGCATGATAACGGTGATCGTACAGATTCCGGCTGTTAGGAACGTAATATTCGGTCGTATGTACACCGGAACTTGCATAATCTGAGACAGGGGCGAGTCGAGAGCGGCACCACCGATAGAGGTTCCCAGAACGTCTGCGACAGGCGACCAGTTCACCCCGTCATTAGAGCCCTCAAGATCAAATTGCCCACTCGCGTCACCGCTTGCCTGGACACATCGATCGCCATGCGTGGTGAACTCAACAGGTGCACCAATATCTGAAGGATCGCTACACACCCAGGTAACAATCTTGGTCGTGCCGTTATCTTTGTCCACTATAGTCGGTTGGATTGTCGCCATGTCAGCTCCTCAACATTCTTCCAGGTTTCGCAAAACTTCTATTGAAGCCGCCGGCAAAGGCGTCCTCCTCATATTCTTCTTCAGCACCGTCTTCCATGTAGGCCTCCACCTCGGTAATCGATACCGTGATGTTCTTGCGCCCACCAGAAACCGTGGAATCGCTGTTCGTCAGCTCGTCCAGGGTGCCTTTCAAGGTGATTTCAACCTCGCCGCCGACCTGCATTGCCGCGAGTATGGCGTCGTCTACGGGGATAGTGATTCGTCTTGCCCACTCGTCAGGGTAAGAGTAGTCGACCCGGACAGGTGCTTCTACAGCCTGTTCCGGGCCTTGTGGGGGTGGTAATTTATACTTCGGCACATCAATACCTTAGTAAGCCTCGGCCAGAATATGTCTCAGCCACGCCTTACCCCTGTCTGTGTCTTTCAACACCTCAAACGGGTACATCAATGCGGTGTGGGGGATATTGATATACTTCTCCACATCGTTCTCGTCCCGTATCTTCCGCTGTGAGTAGGTCGTTTTCTTCGCCCTGGCCAACGGCTCAAGCGAATAACGTCTAACCCACTGCATCTGCCCTCGTACATAAAACTGCCGGCGCCCGTTGTTTATGGCCTCCGGTATCTGAACCTGGGTTTCGTCGGTCGTGTCGTGCACCCGGATCAAAACCATTTCGTTCATAAACATTTCAACTTCGTACTTCTCCTTGGAAAACATTTTACCACTTTCCAGGGCGATACTGGTATCTTCTGCGACCAGTGGCGCCAACATATCCTTTGCAGGACCGGTGCTATCCATAGGCCGTTCACGGTACTGGCCAATATCCTCTTGCCCTGCATCCAGTGAGTCAAAGCGCTCAATGGGCCTGTTGCGAGCAAGCTGCTCTTTTATCTTCTTCAAATGGTGCGGTAATTCATCCGCATCCGGTGGCAGCTCCGGGAAACCCTCCTCACCCACATCAAAGCGCAGTACGTCATTGACGACACGCTCAGACTGGTCATGCTGCTTGAGCATCTGCTCCCTGGTAGGGGTTCTCGATAACTCCTCCACCTGATTAGCCAAGATCGCCTGTCCTTCCAGGGCCTTCTTGACCAATTCTGTCAATTCTCCCATCTGGGCAGCGCTGTTATCCGACTGACTCCGCTCATGGGCTATCTGTCTTTTCAACTCCGCCGTTGATGGTGCCTTTCTTTTCATCGGTTTTTTAGCTGTCATGGTGTACTCCCACATCAATACCGGGGATAGGCCCGGCCCTTACCCAAAAAGCCCCGACCACCCGAGTAGGATGATCGAGGAAACAACCTGCCAGGGGTCACGCCCAGCGGGTATTCTTATGTCGATGTAAATGATGTAGTGGCTTGACCAACACCACTTACAGACCAGATACCCCCAACCGCATTAACATCAACCCTGTCTCCTCTCAGTGAGGCCCCTGAAAAATTGACATTTGTCTTGTTCAGCACAGCCCCACCAGTTGACAAGCCCATTAAAAGACCCTGCATTACCGCTCCGTCAGCAGAAGAAACAGTATAAAGCCCGTCTACGGTGTTGATGAATGTCGCCTTGAACCCAGGCGCGGAGGCCAGTGATGGAAGGGTAAGCGTAGCTGCCGCCGAAAGGGCGAAAGTCTTCCCGCTATCCTCAACCGTCAGGGTGCGAGAAGCTGTAATAACCTCCGCAGTACCGCCGTTTACAGCAGCAAACACACCAGCCCTGGTAGAACTGGCAAACTTGCCGCTCTGCATCTGGGCCATGAGTACCGCAGTTTTGCCCAGGATCATTGATCCAAAGACACGCAGTTTTTTGAAATTCGATTGTTCAATCATTTGATTCACCTTTAATTTTAATCAGGCCAAGGCCTGAATCTGGTTAATCACCTACAAAAATGTACCCGGCGGGATTTTGAGTCCTACCGGGTACGGTTCTTTCCGTCAGTCCTTAAGAGACTTTCGGACGACCGGGTACACCACCCAGGAAGCTGTACAGGGTGTCTTGCGTACCCTGGACAGTGGTTCCGTGAGTGAAGGCTGCCGTGGCAACAAGGATCATGCCGCCCAGGGCGCAGTTACCAGCAGTAGGCGCTGGCCATTGCACACCGGCAGACGGTACCGTAGGTGGCGTTGACTCCGAAGGAGCTGCCACCGGGGTAACAACTTCATCACCCTTGATCACACTGATGTTCTCGTCAGCATCGATCTGGTACAGGTACGCACAGGTAGTACCCGAGGCTTGTACCGCTGCCGCCAGCCCAGCAACATTACTCTGGGCGCCTGCAACTACCGCCATACCGTCGATTGCATACTCACACGCCGCAAAGGACGTGGTTGCACCGGTACCCTGGGTAATCACACAGGTTTTGAAAACACCTGTCACTCCACTTAACGCTTGAATTTCCATACTTCTTTACTCCCAAAAATTACGAACCCAATGAATCACGGCCTGTTAAGACAGATCAGATACACCAGCCTCAATTACGCCCATCCAACCGCCATTGGTGATCAAAACTGCTGACCAGAAAGACGAACCAACATATCCACGCTGACCACCGGGATCAGACTTGTCACGCTTGGTGTGCGGGATATGGTAAGGACTGAGACTGTTCAGACCTCGAAGTGCAACGTCGAAACATGCGTCCTCACCCATTACGATGAAGGGATACACGTCCACCAGTGTGTTGGAAGTCACAAGGCCCAGTCCAGCAGCCGTAGGCCCAACATTGGGATAAGGCGCCAGCTCGGGAGACAGCACAAAGCGGAACTCCTCACAACTACCAACCTCGTACTCGTTGATCACCTGACGGGAGCCATACTTGGCAACCGGGACAAACCCAGGCAGATCACGGATATCAGACTCAGCATCCGTGTGAGCAAACACAACATACGCCGCTTCGATCGCGTAGGTGTCGTAGTTCGCACTGGGAGACAGCACACGTCGAATCTTCTTCGAGTGATTTGACTTCAGGGTGCGGGACATTTTACGCAACTGGTTCAGCGAAATCGCTTCGTCAACCAGCGCACGGCTTACACTGCCAGCGTACTGCACGTTAGTACAGGCCTTCAGAGTGCCGTAGCGGATCATTTCCCGAACAAGACCCATCCGCTCACCGCAGTTGATCTTCATTTCCTCGGGGATATCATCCTCGTACAGCTCGGCAGCCTTGTCAGTGTAGCTGTACAGACAGCCGTACTGCTGCTGCTTCACGTTCACGTCGACCGGGGTCAACTGATCAGCCGAAGGCGTTACACCTTCCTGGATGATGTGCGCGTTAGCAACGGCAGCGGGACGGTTTTGCGTGTTGACGTTAGTCGCCAAAGCGCCCCAGGGAAGCCAACGACGGTAGGTGATGTTGTCACCCTCGTTCTTTGGCATTTGCTTCATTTTGCAGCCGAGTGCTAAAACCTCGACCGGGATAGCGTGAGCAAGAATCTCACCCTTTACTTCATTGATGCGGCCAGCCGCAGTGCTATAGGTAGTTACACTCATGGTTGTAGAACTCCATCACAAACATTAAAGTTTCAATGAAGCCCTAATTGGGGTGAAGCTGGGCGGCTTTACCGACCCGTTTGCCTCTTAAATCCCCGCTCAAAGGCCTCATTATCCGATATGCCTATGACGGGATCACCACTCGTACCTTGCGGAGTGGAACTACTTCTCAAACGATTCGCCCTTCTATTCGTCTGGGACTCCTGCTGCACCCTGCGATTCTCGATTGCTCTCATGCCTTCCTCGAACCGATCCAACAACTTGATCGAATCCGCAGCACGTCCTCGGAACAAGGCCTCACCCTTGTCTTCCCACCAACCGGGCATGTCTTTCTCCCAGTCCTCAAGGTATTTATCAGCTTCTAATATGCTTTCCGGTGTTCCCAACTGATTGTAGCGAGCATATTCAAAATACTCCGCCTCAGTAGGCCCACCACCTTGCAGCATGAAGTCTCTAAACTCCTTGGTGGCCGATTTCTGGTCCCACCCAGGGCGCATTGCATCCATCACCCCACGATCAACCAGTTCAGCAATCTGCATTGGGTCAATTGACCCGCCGCCTGACCGACTTTCCAGCTCGGCCATTCGCTGTGCTTGATGTTCCAGCTCTCGAACAACGGGGGTTAATTCACCAAACTCCCCCACAGATACATCAATTTCCTTCTGGTTCTTCAGAAGATCGGCCTTTATCGCTTCGATCGCTTCCTTTGTGTCAGCAACTTCCGCTTTATTCGTGTTCCTGTCTTGCAGGAACGTGCCCATCTGACCTTCCAGCCGGCGCAAACGACGCTTCAAAGCACTTACCTCGGGCGTATCCTCGGCCTGGGTTTGATCCCCGGTCGTACTACCCAATACTTCCTGGCCCTGCTCAGTCTCGTCACCAATGGGCGTAGCATCTTCGTCTACGGTCACTGGTTCTTTGTAAACCTTGCCAAAGCCTGAAGCTAATGCTTCTTCCGCTTCTTCCTCCGTCTGCTCTTGATTATCCTGTTCAATCTCATCGGCAGTTCTTACGACTCCACCAAAACCATCGGTTTCGTCCTGCGTTTCTTCACCGCCAAAGCCAGAATCATCAACAGTCATTCCATACTCCTAAAGGTTTCACGATTGGGAAATACTGATCCCAGTCATAAATGCGAAGGCCGTTCGTCGTCGTTCGCGTACACCCTGTTCTCGCTGATCTCAGTAACCCAAGTCGGGGAGTTCAGGATTTTCTTCCAGGATCGGGGGTTCACCCAATGCCAGAAATTCTTTCACTTGCCTTATTCTACCCCGAAGTTCGGCCGTGGCAAGCTCCCCCTGGGCATTATCGTTCTGAATTCGGTAATTATTGAGCATTAACTCCAATGCACCACGAATTTTTGACCATAAAGCGCTGTCTTGCTCCGCCTGGGAGAGTACAGCCACCTCCGGGGTAGGCAATGGCGCCGGCTTCAGCGTAGCGTCGTAAAGGTCAACGCCTTCCTTGATGATCTCGTCAATCGTCTTCATCAGTTCATCGTCGGCTTGTG